CAGTAGCCGTAATAGTGGCTCCAAGACCGTGAGCCGAGTCGACCATCACGTTGGGTCGTCCAAGTATGAAATTGGCGGGAGCCGCTGTCAGATCGGGAATCGCGTGAACCCCAGCCGCTGTTGATGCGATACTCGTTATGAGTGCCGCAATTGCGGATTTCATTATCCAACTGGCATTAGACCTGAACTGTTCCTCAAGGGTGAAGTAGATTCCGGTCAAGTCGGCGGCGACAACGCTGGTGGCATTCGCCATCGTGTAATCAGAAGGACTGGCGCCCATTATCCCAGCGTATTGAGTCGTGCCGTTTCCGCTGATTATTCCCACATCTTCAAATCTACCCGCGGCTTCCTGGAATATCTGCGACAGCATAGCTGGCAAGTTAACGGCGGAGTCGTCAAGCAGTTCTCGCGTGACCTTGACCAACCCGCCCGACTTCTCAAGACTGTACGCAATCTGTGATGTTACCGGAGTCTGGTCGCTGTATGCGGCTTCTTCTGCGATCGCCGCCCAGCTTGCAGAGGCAATCCCAGGGATATATCCATCCTTGCTGGCAACACGAATAACGTTACAGTACGGGCGCAATCGTCCACCCGGAACTCCTGGGTCATGCACAACCTGGTTAATGAACTCCTCCGGTACGAAGAAACCACCTTCTGCGTCAGTATCTTCTTGCATCGCCTTCTGTTCATCAGGAGTTGCAGTCATCTGGAAGGCAACTTCGGACGGTGCTTTCATCCATTTCATAAAGGTATCTTTTTGGAATCGAGCATGGTCTTTAATGTTTTCCCCGCATTGCTCCTGCACCCAGATCGGTTGCGACATCGCCGGTAGACCCTTGATCCAGGTCTGCGGCTTGTAGTCAGCCTTGGTGTTCCGGGTCGTATCATCGGTGTTGTATTTCTCAACGTCTTTTGATGCTATCGGAACTGTATTCAGAGGCTGATTAAAGTCTCCCGAAAGAGCCTTCAATTTTAATTGCGCTTCCTCAATTTCATCCGCCTCCTTCATCATAATCTGGGCATCGAGAATGATCTTCTCGAATTGCCCAACATCACCCGTATCGAGTGACTCTTGCGCTGTTTTTAAAAGCCCGCCAGCTTTTTCTCTCATTTCCTTGGTGTTCAAGTTATTCCTCCTGAACTGATGTTCTGTTTTCTAACATAGCCGTGAGGAGAGAAAGCTGTCTCTGGGCATTTGCGAGCAATTCAGTCCTGGCGGCGTCAGCATCGAAGACTTCGTCAACGTCTGATTCGGCGTTGTCGTTATCTTCAACATTGGCAGATTCCGCGGTTTCATCGTTCGCTTCTGTCGGAGTATTTCCTTCCTCATCTAAGAGGGCGACCGCCAAAGCGGTAACCTCGTCTTCACTCAAATCCTCAACGAGTTCTTTCCAGTTTGCCGTTTCGATATTTCGAACCCTGGTCCATACCCGCGAAGTGCTTAAAAGTTCCGGGGCTTCTTTCCCCGCATCTTTTATGTGTTTTTGCAAATGCCTGTAAACCTGCTCCCTGTCGGCTTTCGGGATATTTGCCCCGCCACGACCACCATTCAGGACACCGATCGCCCCGGAACATGCCCGGATATTTGCGGCGCCCACCTTCCCATCTTTCACATGGTGATGAATAAATTTATAAGATCCTTTTGCGTCAGGTTTCCCCGCCGGGTTAACCCAGGCATAGGCTTCCCGGAGAGCATCTGCGGTCCCTGATAACCCCGCCCGATTCTCGACCCCGCTCCACGGTCCTGATGTTGTCTCAGTGGAATGTCGGGGAATAGGTCGATTCGCCTTATCGGTTTTCGCTGAGATCGTGGCTGTATCGGGTGATGCCCCCCGGACTACGCCGGACGTTTCCACCCAGTCCAACTCCGCGATCCTTCTGATGCTGGTATTTCCGCGCCCTTCCTGGGTCACCCCGGAATCCGGAATATTGAAACCAACTGAATATTCCTTGATAAACTCCCCGGAGATATTCGAGAACGCGTCCCGACCCGCCTGGGTGTTCATGTTCATCTTTATAGTTGCTCCCAGCCGCCATACATCGTCGGAGACCTGTATCGGCTGGGCATCAATCACCTTTCCGACCAGTTGCCCGTGATCGTGTCCCATGAGGAATGGAATCGGGAGATTGTTCTTGATGGAATTATCAAAAGCCGACGGCTCGATAATATCCCCGTCCTTATCCTTCGTTCCCATCGTGTTAACAAATGCCTCGATGACGCCTTCCGCGTCGTCAATCACCTTGATTTCGGATTCTTCGGTTTTGTGAATCATGCTATAACCTCTTCGGGTTTGTAATTTCTCGGCATCGGTTCCCAGTTCAATGTTCCGTTAGGATGGTCGACAATCAGGGCGGCATCATCTGCCCGGTAAATCTGCCCGTGCCGTTCAGCACAGGTTCGACCGTACGGATCGCCATCCGGGACATAGTTGTCATCAGGATCGCCGTCCACGTCATCAGCCCGCATATACTCAAAACCCTGTTCCTTGTAATGGGAGATGGATGACAGGTTTTGCGTTCTCATAATCTCAGTACGGGCAATAAGACGCGACCGTTTAATTGTTTCATTCGCGAGGCTCTTGATTCCGGGGAACTTGTCAGCCGGAACTCCCCGGGCTAATTGCTCAATGGAATAACCCCTCTCGAGGGCAACTCCGACAACTTTCTGAAATGCTTTGTTGGTTGTGTTGTGAATCATCTTCGCCCTGGCGGATGCCCCGCTTGTTATCGCGGCAACCGAAGGGAGTTTCTCAGACCATTCCAGGACTCCAGCCATGCCGGATTCGTTTATCTGGGAATATGTCGACTTGGTAGTACGGATGAAATTCCGATAAAGAATCTCTGCAAGGTTGTTTTCCGCATCATCAGGTAAAAGATTCGAGAATGAAACAGGAAAGTCTTTTGTTTCCTCGGCGTTCCTTTCCAGGTATCTTCCAACAATCCCGTCAACACGGCTTTTGATTCGTTTAAAATATCGCTCAACATCAGATTCGAGCCGATCCGTGAGGCTTTCCCGATCCTTCAGAAGCGCCCTCCGCAACTGGGCGGCTCTTGGAGCGACCCGCGGGGCTTTGGATACGCCCAGAATTGCCGATTCCTCATCGTCCACCGGGGCGGGCAACTGTGGAGCGGGAGCCGGTAGGGCTTCCATATCACTGGACTCGATTATATTACTGGGGATTCTGCGAATGCCCCCGTCGTCTATCGCGTCAGCCCCCACGAGTTCCCGCGCTTCGTTGAGGGTTATGATCCCGGCACCAAACAGGCTCGCCGCCCTGGCACTCTGGGAATCCGAATCGTCGAGGAATGCCCGCATCTCCGCCATGTCGGCATATACTGAACCGCTGTCTGGAAATTCATATTCCAGACATCTGTTGAGGAATCGGATGATTCTCTTGATCAAGGGTTCCAGGGTCTCCGAATGGAAGCTGAAACGCGCCTCCCGGTAGTTGGCAAAGGTAGACCTTGCCAGACCCACATTCGCTGAGATCAGAATCGGGGGAACACCGAACACGGCGCAGATCCTCGATTCAGTCATATAGTGCATTTCTGTTAATGCCATATCTTTGGGAGAGGATGCCATCTGCTGATACTCGGCGTCGTCATCCAGGACAGCGACCTTGTGCATATTGTTTGAGCCGCCAAAGGTTGAACGCCATCGCGCCCTGATCCTCTCGGCTTCGTCCTGGGAGGTTAACCGGCGCTTGATCTTCAGTAACCCGGAAGGAACCCCGGCATTCTGAAAATACATCTTGGCAAAATCGCCCATATTCAGATCGAGGTTAACAGTCCTCGCGAGAATATGAAGGGGCGATAATCCGTAAACATCCCCGGAAGGATTCGGAAGCGCAAGGTGGGATATATCCTCCGGTGCCAGTGTATATTCCTTGCTGTCTATTGAATAAACATATGTATTCTGCCCGCGGTCCTGCGGGACAATTGAGACCCGATCCGGACGCAAAAGCCAGAGCTTGACTACCTGGTTTGTTCTATCCCGTTCTTTCAGGATATAAACGTTTCCGGAAACTTGGAGAAATGTGACTATTCTTTCAATGAATTGATAAAAATCATCATTCTGGTTCGGTTGTTTTATGATTGCCGCAAGGGGACTGTCTTCGATTTCCTCAATGCCGCCATCCGGTCCGTCCATCCCGACGTAATAC